GTTTTATGTCTGGTTACAGACATGATAATGGGATTCGCTTCCAGACTAGCAAAGTCTGGTCGCGTTCTACTAAGATGGACGAGTCTCCTTCTACACAATGTAATTGTGCTCGAAGAAGCTGTTCCCACCCTCCTATCATACTCTTACGCGACCGCGAAATAATAATTCGGGCCCGAAGATAATGAGATTGGAGATTCGTATCTTTCTTCAGCCATTTTTCATTTAGCTGAGGTATAAGATTACGAGGGACGATCCATCCAGGAACACCAGAATTTTTAGATACATAAGGGAATTTTCCCTGTGTCTCTAAAATATCTTGCCACACACGTGCCAACTCCCACATCCCTCTATTGAAGAAGGAGTGGAAATAAGCAAATGCTGTGGCTAGTGTACCAGGATTCTTAGTAGAAATCTTGTACGTTTTAATGCGTACAGGTGTAACGTCGGTGCCATCATAGGCATCGACCCCGCAGGATTCTCGGAACCGTCCACTGAAGAATGACTTGTCTACGTTAAATTTCAAATCGTAGATAGGAAATCCTTCAAATAGTGAATGGACTGCGTCAGTAGCAACGATAAGATCGTCGCCATAGACGTATATTTTCCGAGCAGCTTCCTGCATTGACACCCCTGTGTCCACCATAATGATGGACACGGCTAGTACGAAATGCACAACCGACATAACCGGGAAACACAGTGCTGACCCCATAGGTGCGAACTTGTTAGTTCGAATTATATCACCTGAAGGTAGCTCTGTGGCCGGCGTCGATAGTGCTAACAGGCAGTCCCGAAGTTCGGGGACTTCATGAAAGAGTTCAGCAACCAGGTCTTTCGAGATCCTGTCGCTGGCTTCTTTCATGTCCAATGTGGCAAACTTGCCACTCTTGCTCGACTCTAAAGCTAGACGTCTATTAATAGTTTGGTCGGTAAAGTTAACACGACCAGCTGTTAAAGAATGTCTCTCTAGAGAGTCATAAAGCAAGCGCCGCAATCCTTGCTGGAACCACATGTATTCATGTGGCTCCATGCAGATAATTCTAGGCCCACGACTGTCTTTAGGGACAGTTGTTAGCTTAGAATATCCATGATCGCGGTGTTGATAAGGTCCTGTAGATCGTACAGAGCTTTGGAGATGATCGAAATTACAAAAGTAATATCGATAGTAAGGATAGCGCCTATGTATATCATTGTAGATAATACTAGGCTGATACCTATCCTCATGTAGAGTCTTTTCTGCCGTCTGTCCTGGACCAGGCCGGGGACGTATGTCCCACGGGTCAAGGTTCTTGAACAGGATTTTAACAATCTTTTGTGCTTGATAGATATAACCATATTTATCAGGCGTGAGATCGGTGCAGGAGGTGAGAGTTTCATCCACCTCGCAAAAAGACTTAATACATTCATCGACAAGCTCCTTAGGATAATCTCCGTCAATTTTGTAGAACATAAAACAAAATTGTCGGATATCACGGATAGCAATACCATCCGGATTATCCTTCAACGTACCATCGTTATTGAAGACTTCACAGGTTAACCCCTTTAAAATTAAGGGGAGAGCCCCATTTCTATCCTTGCGAAAGGAGGGAAATGGTGTGTACTTACCATTGGCTAGACATCGATCGATGTGCTTGCCAAATTTCGGTAAGGTCTTCGTAACAAACGACATGCCTTCAGACTTAAGTCTATTTAATAAATAGACTGTATCTTTAGCTGTGTCTTTTGCCTTAACTTGGTACTGGTTTCCGACGTACATAATGAACGCCGTTAGTGATTTGCTAATTAGGCGGTCTGGCTTTACGGTCTGAGGTTTCATTTCGCTTTCCTCCAGTCAAAACTACCTAACAGGCAATTACCAATACTGCAAATATTCTAGCTGATAATAGAGTAGCCATCCTACAAGTAGGACAGCTACATCTATCACTAGGATAACAGCTAAGACCATAAAAATTAAGGCCTTAGTTACCACCGATCAAAATTGCATCGATGTTTGCAGTAACGCCCAGAAAAGCAGCTAATTGAGCTACCTTTACTGAAATCTCAGCGTCCGTCACAAGTTTGTGACGAGCGATGACGACATGAACGCTAGCAGGATAAACAACTCCTTCAGCGCTCACTTCGTTCCAGGTAAACTGGATGAGATGGCGGTTTTTACTTGACGGATTGCTCAAATCAATTGAATTTTTGATTGTGAGTGCGTGAGCATCGGCAGAATCTGTCGTTAGCTCGCGACGAACGGATGTCATACCTTCTCGTGAAACGAGATCGTAGACATGATCGTCCGTACCGTCGTTCAAGGTAATTTGATTGTTAAGCATTTTCGAAACCTCTTAAAGTGTGTTCATGCACCATTGCATGGCTCATTGAAGAGCGGTTAGCGTGTTCGCGCAAGCGAAGCGGAGAGCATCAGCTCCCGCAAAGACATACTGTCTAACACAGGGAATGCATAACCCGTGGCTGGTAGTCCAACACTACGGATGTACCGGGAACGCGTCCACTCCCATAAGGGATAATGGACATCTCCTAAGCTATAATCATAAGCTGAGGAGTAGCTTGTTCCGGTGCTACGATCTCTTACTAGCTTAGTTTTAGATGTGCTCTTAACAGAGTCACAATAATCTAAAACTTCACACGCTAGTAAGTGAGGATCTTCGTCGAACTGCCGTAGGCATTTTCCAATGCCTAGGACCCAATCTATCACGAACGACCATGGTATGGCGTTCCAGATGTTTTCGGGTGTGAGACGAAGCCCCAACACGATACGTGAAGCCGTCAAAAATTCCGGCTTAACGTACAGGTACCTCATTCTGCAGGTAGCGGCGTAGAGACCTTCGGTCTCTTTCGTCCAGTGCCCCCAGTATGTGTTGGTACGCTGTGTGGTTCGCCACAAATCCTCCCGATAATGGTAGGATTGTGGTTCTTTCCCTTCCTTTATGAATTCGTCTACAATATCATCGATATTGAAAAGACTACCTACGAGTGAGGAAATATCACTCACCATAGGTTTAATTCCAAAGGAATAGGAGAGATGTAGTTCAGCAGCCGTCTTAGATCCAAAAAGCTTTGTTAGGGAAGGTAAATCTCCCCAACCCGCTTTTCGGATCAGCGAACCAAGTTTCTTGGAAGTTTTCCAGAGATGTTGAAAATCTCTGAGCTCCCAAAGAAAGTTGGCAAGCGAAAAACCATCGTTCAAACGAGGGTAAATCGCGGCCCATGCCCTTTTCCTCATTTCCTCAGTCAGTATATCTGCTGACGCAGGAGTTGAAGGAAGTTGAGGGCATTTCTCACACCAACCAGACAATTTCCACCAGTAGTATTCGCGCCCAGAGCCATCAGTATAAGGCCCTTGGTTTGCGACTACATGGTGGGGTAAAGGTGAGATATAAATCTCATCCTTTACATGGGTGCAATCGTTGAAACGATCGCGTCCATTCTGCGTATAGGTGATTGATTCTGAACCAGATGTCTTATTAATCCATTTGGAAGGGTTAAGGTTTTTAGTCCTTGCATCCTTCCACGTGGCAGGCTCGTCATACTTGAGCCACCACGTCGCGTTAATCACGCGATATGGACATTTGACAACACTCCCACTTCGTGTCTTCGTAACCATTGTACTCCAGTACCTCCAG